TTTAAACCAAAATCGTGCATTATTAACATACCATCGTGCATCAGGTGTCCACACTCCATCTTTAGGAGTAGGACCAAATGTTTGTGTAGTCCATGCTATCATTTCTTCCCATACACTATAATCTCCGTAGGTAGTTCTACCGTTGACATAAATTACAAAATAAGGTAAACCATATACAGTGCTTTCAGCTAAAATTAACTCAGGTTTCATAATACTAATAAAGCATGAATTGCATCACGTTCATTATAAAATGAAATTTCTAAAAAATCTTCACAAAAGGTCGTAATGTATTTGCCACCAGGTAGTCCAAACACTTCCATTAACTGAATACATTTTTCATCCCATGCAGAGAGTGTGTCTCCGTTTTTCCAATATATCTTTACAGGATATGTCATGACCAACGTAACATAAAGTAGGTATATTTTTTCGGATCAAGAAATGTAAGTGAATGACCGTCTACAGTTTCAAGGGCACTATATTCAAAGTGTAACCAATCACGTAGTGACATTTCAGGTTTAATATTTGACTTAGCCCAATGTATATTATCATAATAGTGGTCAACTAAATTAGACCAATAACGATCTTTACTCACTGTAATCATGTTCATAGGATAAACTAAAAATAATTAAATCTATTTCGTTTTTGAAATAAATTTCAACAATTGTTTGACTTGTATCGCCTGGTTCAAAACGAATAAATGCATAATAAAAATTATATTTTTTCTTAATAAGTTTATCTATAAACTCATCAGAATTTTCTACGTAACGAAAAGTAGTTTTGCATTCCATTAGACGTTTCTATCAAAACTACCAAATCTATGATTGTACGCATCTAATCTTCCAGCTGCGTCATAAAGTGTTACTGAATATGTTTGAACCACTCTAGTGTTGTTACCAGTAGGATATGCACTTTCTGTTACAACTGTTTGTTTGAGTTGCGTACCTTCAATAGCGGGAATAGACGTAACTTTAAGTACATCTTGAAAGACATGTATTGGAAATGGATAAGGTGTTGTAATCATCTGTTGTATTTTCTTACATGATGCCAAAGTTTGTATTCCTTCTTAGTTCCTGGATCACCGCCGATGTTAAGTCTAAGGCTAGCTGGTACACCTTTTACATTTGCCTCAACAAAGTTTGCAATTTTACTACTTGTAGTAACAATAAGACAGTCTCCTGCTTCATTGCAAACGACATATTGCCTCATACCGTCAAATTCCCTAATAAATAGCATTATACATAAAGACTCCTAGAGTATTTATGTCAATTCGGGTACACTAACCAATTCACCAGTATAGGGCGAATTTAACCATTTTGCATATGCCTCTGCTTGTTCACTGATTTTAGTCAGTTCATACTTACCGCAGAATTTCATAAAGTGAACACCGACTTGCGGAGTTGTAGTAGTACGGACACTTGCACGAATAGCCTCGTCTACTTTGTCCTTAATTTCTTGCGGCTGTGCATTTAGATCAATCAATGTGCGGTTGCGTTCATAGTCATCCTTAACACGATGTTCAACGCCTTCATGATCAGTCCAACGCTGTAACATCAGCGTGTTCCAAGCAAAGCCTTTTTTGTTACGATCTTCATATGCTTCAATAAGACCAACTTTATTTTTGCTACCTTTTGTGCGGACGCCTGGATATGCACTGAACACATTGTCAGTAGCATCACCACGCATAACCTTTTCGAATAAGATGAACTGTGGGTCACCTAACAATTTAGGCTCCTTAGTTTTCTTGTCTACAATTTGACGCCCCTTATCGTCAAAGAATCCTTCGGGGGTGATGAGTTGGTTGGTGACTCCGTTGTATTGATGGCAGCGATCAGAAATAAGCTGATAATAATCAGTGTCGCTGGATATAATATATATTTGATCATTTGGATGTAAGTTAATAAAACGTGCTATAATATCGTCTGCTTCTGCATTCTCATGCCGAATAACAGACACATTGGTTTTTTCTTTGAGGTATGTAGTAAACTTTTCATAAGTGTCCCAAAAAAGTTCGTTCTCCTCGGCTTCTGCCTCAGTCATTGCTTGTTGTGCTACTGCACGATTCGCTTTATAAGGCTTGTAAAAATCCTTCCTAAAGCTCCTGCCTTCCAGTGCAAACACTGTGTGGTCAATACCAAACTTACGTGCAATTTGATTTACACTTGCAAGTGACAAGTGTAGTGCCATCCCAATCTTGCCCCACGTATCCGTATTTCGGCTTGCGATATGGCGGGCACGAAAGAATGTATTAGCTGTGTCTATGAGAGCGTATTTCATTTTTGATAATAAAAGTTGTCAGTGTATGTATAATAACACAAAATAGATTTATTGTCAAACACCAGGCTGTATAACATCTTGAAAACTACAACGGTATTTGTTCCACTTATCACCTATAGGATTTTTGGTGTTTCGTAAAGTTATTTTCATTGGGCTTTTCCAAGTTGAATATTCACTGTATGGGATAAGCATAAAATACACTTGATGCAAATGTTGACCCCAAGCACAAATACAAACTCTTAGTGTACCTGTTTTGTTTTCAACTCCACTTATTGTAGCCTGAACAGTACCATCTGCTGAATATCTAGCTCCTCCCGCAAATTTAGCATCTGTGCCATCAAGAAAATCTGAACCTTTTTGCCTTCTATTAATATGTCTTTTTGTAAAGGGCATGTGCTTTTCTAATACTTGCTCCCAAAAAGATCCTTTAGGTCCGTCTTCAGTTTTTAATTGATGATATAATGCATCTTTGGCTTCAGCAACATAATTACCATACACGCTATCAACTAATTCATGTAAAAATTTTGGTTCAAATTTTCCACCGTGTGTTGGTACAACAGTAATAGGCAAAGTTTCTGCTATTATTTTAACTGGATCATAATCATCACAAACTTTAAAAAAATCTTCATTTAACATTATACTCATTACCCTATCTCCGTTCTTCCGTCATCTAATTTTTTTCTGTGTATTTGATACCTTACATCACGCTTTTCAGGATCAGCCCATTTTTGTTCGTACATTTCCAAAGCAATATTTCTGCAAATTGTAGAAAACCACCTTTCTACTATAACTTCATCTGTTTCATCAGGTTTCATCTTATAACCTGCACGAATTAGATTTAAAACAAATTTGTCATTCCAATCTAAATCAAAAGAGCCATCATTGATATTATTAGGATCAAGTTCTACTTTTGTAATTGCAATATATGGCTCGTTATTTGCAGTCGCCTTTTCTTTATCTGATAACTCTTTTGCCTTTGTTTTCTGAACTTTTGGTTTTTTAGGTTCTTCAACCTTTTCAGTTTCAGGCTGCTTCCAAAAGAATTTCTTTAGTTTGTCTAACATTTTTACTTTCCTCAAATAGTGCAAAGCTTGCTAAGTTTTTAGCCTTGCTTTCGCACATGATATCAAATTGATCGTTGAAAGTCAATGCCCATTTGTTACAAGCATTGTTCCAATAATAGTCACTGTGCGCACGTAGTTTTTGTTTTTTATGCCCTTGTTCAAGTAATACATTCATGTCAGGCAAAATATTTATATCGTGATTAACTAGAATATCCTCGCGGCTGACGCTGTAATGCATAGCAGGGCGAACACCACGCCAGCTGTCAACCACTCTTTTAACGCTATCACTAGCTGGGTCAATGTATACCCCTTCACGTACCCAATGATGATGTATGTCAAGCACAATAGGGAGCAAATCACTAAGACTGAGACAATCATCCAATCCATAACTTATCTCCTCGTTCTCAATAGTAAGACCATTCCTTGCTTCGGGGCTGAGTCTTTTGTAGGCTTCTCTGATGCCTTGTGGACCTTGTCTGCCACTGATGTGGACATTGATTTTAATGTCCTGGAACGAAGAGCCGTAGCCCATCCATCTTGCCATATCTGCATGATACTCAAACTCCTCTATAGATTTATTTACTACCTCAGGACGATCACTTGCAAGAACTACAAATTGATCAGGATGAAAACTAATACGTACATCATTACTACGGGCAGTCTCGCCTAGTGGCTTGAACCAGTGTTCAAGTTGTTTTTGAACATCACTGGATTTCCAAAAGCCTTGCCAATCTTCATGTGTATAGAAACTTAGCATATCACTAGTAATACGCAACATACGCAATTCGTTGGGTAGTGTAGCTACCTTCTTGATAAGTGCATGAGTATTCATAATATTGCGTTTAGCAACATCAATGATTTTTTCTTCTGCTACTCTACGACTTTGACGGTTAGCCCATGCCATAGTGGTACCACCAGTGTTAAGTCCTTCAACACTAGCAATCTCACCTTTCTTGTTAATCTCTGCAAACTTGCAAGCAAAGCCGATGCGTTTAATATTTTGATTGAATGTCATAAAAATTTAAGTGCAATATATGTTTCGTGTTTAGGATCAGTTTTCAATATCCAACCCTCGCTAGTTTGTGAAAATTGCCATTCGTCACTGCCAAATGCATTGTGAAAATAATATTGTCTCGGTGAGATTTTCTTATTGCAATAGTGATGTACCACACTTAACTTATTGTATGGTATAGTAATCATTACTGAAATTCAAATAAATCATCAAAAACATTTGTTGCTATATTGACAACAGGTACATAATCTTGTTCTTTTGACAAGATAGTGTGGCTATCAGTATATAAGACTGTAGCATACTTTGATTTATTTGTCAAGGCACTTCTTACATCATCTATACAAATGGTCTTTCTGCCCAAATCTCCTATAAAATCTTTATACACCACGGTATCATAGGAAAGGATTTTTGCTGTATTACTATTGCTTTGTTTGGGCTTGAACCACTCAAAGCATAAGTTCCATTTATCAAAGACTTTTGATTCTTGTGCCTTAACATAATGTAGAGAACCTTTATTATACCATTCACTTGCAGACGCAAACATTTGATATGCACCTAATACATCTTTAGCCATATCCTTTTTGGTTGTCTTAAAAAAGAATTGTCCTTCAAAGTTATCTGTCCAACGCTGATTTTCAAGTACGAAAGTGGGCAACTGTATTAATTGTTCATAGAAAGCCATACCATAACTCTCTACCGTACTAGGGTTAAATGCGACACGGCAACTAGTAATGAAGTCTACCTTCTCTTGACCAATAATACTGGTTTTGATTTGGTAATCAACTCCTAATTTTTTTAATCTTTCCTCAAACTTCTTAGCACCATTTGCATTCGTCATTACACGTGCAGGAAGTTTAGTTTCTTCAATAAGTTTTAGATAGAGTTCAGGATTCTTTCCTTCTTCCCAACGACCGATAAACAGTATACCCTCACGCTCTTTGTGATGTTCGTTTAATAGTTCAGGTTCAGTGATAGGTATAGGGAGATGCCACGCATTATCAAACTCATTACAATTAAATTCGCTCTGTGTACCGATAGTAATATCAGCCATCTTTAATTGTAGTCGCATCATTTCATTGACGCTGTTAAGAAATGGATTGTGCAATGTATTCGGGAAGATTTGACTTTCCAAATGGGTGTATCCAATAATTTGTATTACATCTTCAAGACCCATTGTGCTGGCAACCTGAACACTTTCATAAGTGTTACAAATAAATGCATCGTATAAATTATTTGTTAACGCACGAATAATTGAGTTACGAAAGTTAGCCATTCGTTCATAGCAATAACTATCGCCATACATAAAAATAGCACTGTGGTTTGTATAGCCATATGATTCCTCAGGATAGATAATGTTAGTGTTTAATGATTTTACAAAGATACTGTCTTGTGGTTTCTTGTCAGTGATAATGTCAACCTTAACACCGTTTTCTTCCATTACTCTAATAAAACTTTGTGTAAATTGCCCAATACCACCATGTGGTACTAGTGTTTGATAACTTACTAAAAATCCAATTCGTTTCTTATATGTTTTCATTGTTTAATTAAATATAAAAGGTGTTCATCAGTAGTTCTCCAGCGAACATCAACTGGATCCATGTAATCACCTATTCTTGCTATGCCTCTATATGCATAACACAACCAAATAAATTTGTTTGATAATTCGCAACGGTGTGGTAACCATGCAAACTGCCATGACCAAATTGCATTATCGTGAAAGTATGCATATGGATCCCATGGTACTTTTGGACCTCCCCACATCTCTATGTCCCCCATTCATTTTTAAAAAGTGGTACTTGCAATCTATCACTATAACGCAAACCATGTTTCATTGCAAGTTCTGCGACGGTTCTGTTGTTTAATGTATACACACTTTCAACACCACCAACGGGCATCAAGTATACATGACCACCAAACCCTTCTTTTTTATATAAATCAATGACTTCTAATGCCTCATCTACATCTTCCTTTATAGCAACTACAAATTTTAAATATGTATGACCTATATCTTCATACTCTCTAACAATATCTGGGCGAATAGCTTCTTCTCTAAGTTCACCGCTAACACTTAGTTTTGGGCTGACACTGAATGTTAGATTATGATATCCATGTTTATGTGTCCACTTTTCTAAATATTTTCTAAGGTCTTTAGAAATTTCTTGTGTACCGTTAGTTTCAAAGGTAATATCTTTGAGCTTTTTAAGTTTATCGTGACTTAATAAATCAGGATAACTTTTTTGCCAACCTAATAATGGTTCACCGCCGGTTATAACTAAATGTATGTCACGCCATTTATTGTTGGGTAGTAATTCTATAATTCTATCTGCGATAGCATCTACAGTCAACATAGGACTTAGTTCTTTGAATGCAGGGTGCCAACTAGCATAACTATCACATCCGGTACTAACCAACGGAAGTTCTTCGTACTTTTGAAAAGATTCGATGTTTGCATGTGTATATGCAACATCATCTGCTTCGATGCTTATTTCACCTCGCGGCATACCAAAGCCTGCACATTTAAAATTGCAACCATATGTACGTAAGAAGATACTGGGGACTCCCATGAATCTTCCCTCACCTTGTATACTATAAAACAATTCTGCTATTTTAATTTTACTCATAAATTTTTGACCATAGTTTAAGTTTGTCTTTTTTGTTTTGCTTGTAAGTGTCAAGTCTAGATTGTTCCAATATACCTTGTTCTAGTAAAATATCAACCAAAGCTAAAACATCCCCTATTTCCATTTCTAGCATCGCTCTGTGCGTGTGTTGCATATCTGATTTATAATGTGCAGTTTCTAAACCAAATCTACGAATCTTGCTCACCTCTACAATTACTTCTGCGCATTCTTCTTGCAGTATACCCAATGCTTCTTCAGTTTTTGAATTCATGGTTCCTCACCAAAATGTTTTAATATTGCAACTGCATAGTGTATAGGTGTTTTCTCAATGTCAGGTGGTACTTGTCTATCAATAGCATTAGTGTACATTACCGAAACAGCCTCATGTATGATTAACTTTGCGAATTCCTCATTATATCTGTCTATCCAATTATTAACAAATAGTCCGGGAGGAACTTTTGTTTTGGCTAGTTCTGCTAATGTTTTGATTCGTTCATTCATGGGGTTTCCTTACCAGATAAATCTACTCCATTTTTGAATGCTTCTTTCATAGCCTTATCAATCTTTTCTCTTTTACTTTCTCTAACTCCGAAATGAGTTTTTATAGCATACTCTAATGTAGATGCACTTTTGGGCATAATGAAACCCTCTGGTAATTTTTCTTGTTTATAAATTACAGTGATACATTCATTAATAACTAACTCAGCTAACATTTCCATTCTAGACTGGCAATCTTCTGAAATGTATTTGTGTAAGCCTTTACTAATCATTAGTTCTTTAATTCGCTCATTCATGCAAACAAGTCCTCATTCCATTCACGATGTCCTTCTCTGAAAGCCATATTGCTTTGTGTTTCACGTACTTCTACACGATAGCACCAAAGTCTTTCAGCTTCGCCTGGACCCCACATATCAGGAATATACACGCCATTGACATATTTGTAAAGCATATCGGCAAGACCTTCACATCCTAGTTTTGGTAGAATGGTTAATTTAGCCAATTTCTTTTCTTGTAGTAATTTGAATGTTTCTAGTTCTGGATCATCTTGAGCAACAAGTAGTGTATGGTCAAATTGATCTTCTAATATCTTTTTCAATTCCTTTAGCCCACCATAATCAGCAGCCCAATTACGAACATCTAGATTGTCAGTACCAAAATAAAACTTCATGCTGAATGAATAACCATGTATTAGATTGCAGTGACTATCGGCTCGCCATTGACGATAAGCGCAGGGAAAATTATCGTGGTATTCTTTAGTGCTTGTATATTTGTAAACTCTAGGTGGGTAAATCTCGGTTAAGTACATTTTTGTCTCCTTTATTAGCAAGACATGCAGAATTTAATATAGCGGGATGAATGTCACAGGCCGCTTTTGTTAGTTCTTTTATTCCAATTATTTATTGCATCTTGTGCTGAAGAACCTAAAATAGATGCACTGCATCCTCCGGTTTCTTCAGCACAATTTACTGACCATATAGTTTTTTGCCTGTCATTAGGGTAAACAGTTTCATGCCATAAATCTTGTTGATTTAAATCATGACCGCAAAACGGACAATGTTTCAACTTCATTACTATTTACCATTTTTGTTTTTGATCTTGTGCTTCAGAAACACGTTTGCGCAAACTACTAGAACTAAAACTATGGTCACGACTATTAAATACAAGTTCTATACCTTTAAGGGCGCAAGCAGCATCACCACTAAATTCTTTACCTTTATATTCAACACCTAGTATACGCACATCAATCGGTAATGTCAATAGTATATCTACCAAATCTTGTTCTGTTTGATATACAACTACCTCATCAACATAACGACAGGATGCTAATTGAATTTGCCTTTCTACGATACTTTGAACTGGTTTATTCTTTGTATCTGGTCTGTCAATAGTTGGATCAGTTTGTAATCCACAAATTAAATAATCACAATGATTCTTTGCTTCTGCAAGCATAGCAACATGTCCTGCATGAAGCATATCAAAAGTGCTGAAGGTAATCCCTATTTTAGTGCCTTTTGCTTTAAGGTCTTTAATCTTATCAAATATCATCCTTTTCCTTTCTTAACGGGCAATCACATTCATATCTGCCTTGATTACAATTACCAGTGCAACCTGGTATGTGCATTGTAACATATATTCCTAAATATATAATAATTAAACAAAGAATTATTAATATTATAATCATTTACCCATCCTAGCAATCTGATAGAACTCATTACGAACTTCAGGATCTCTTTTAAATCCGCCACCTAATCTTGTCGTAACAGTAGAACTACCAGTATCTTCAACCCCACGACTTTTAACACAATAATGCTGTGCATCAATCATTACCGCAACATCCTCAGTGTCAAGAATATAACATAGTGTATGAAAGATTTGCTCTGTTAGACGTTCTTGTATTTGCGGGCGTTTACTAAAATATTCTACAATACGATTG